AACAATCAGCAAAGACAGCTAAGAAAAAGAAATGAGTGCAGCTTGGCAAAAGAAAGCAGGTAAGAACCCTAAAGGCGGTTTAAACGCTAAGGGTCGTGCCTCTTACAATAAAGAAACAGGTGGCAATCTAAAAGCACCAGTAAAGTCAGGTGATAATCCTAGACGTGCATCATTCTTAGCTCGTATGGGTAATATGCCAGGACCAGAACGTAAACCTAACGGTGAACCAACAAGATTATTACTATCTCTAAAAGCATGGGGAGCATCTAGTAAAGCAGATGCAAAAGCAAAGGCAAAGAATATTAGCTCACGCAATAAAAAGAAGTAATGGTAAAATTAGATATATATGTAGGATATGATGGCAAGGTAGAACCAATTGCTTATCATAACTTTTGTCAATCAGTTATAGAGAAGTCATCTATACCGGTAAGTTTTACACCATTAGCATTAAACACTTTAAAAGATTACAAAGAAACACATACAGACGGTAGTAACGCATTTATCTACTCACGCTTTCTAGTGCCATATCTAAATAATTTTAAAGGTATCGCACTATTCGTAGATGGCGATATGATATGCAGAACAGATATAGCAGAGATACTAGCTAACTTTGATACAGACGAAGCAATCAAGGTAGTCAAGCATCATTACCAAACAAAGCATCCTGTTAAGTATCTAGGTGCAAAGAACGAAGACTATCCTAAAAAGAACTGGTCAAGCGTTATGTTATGGAACTGTTCACATTGGCTAAACAAACAATTAACACCTAAGTTTGTGCAAGAACAAACAGGTAAATACCTACACAGGTTTGAATGGCTCAAGTATCCAGAAGAACAAGTAGGTAAGCTAGACGAAAGCTGGAATCATCTTGTGGGTGAGTATGACTATAACCCAGATGCTAAACTAGCGCATTTTACCCTTGGAACGCCATGCTTTAACGGATACCAAGACTGTGACTACTCAGACGAGTGGTTTGATACCTACAAACGAATGATATATCCTCTAAAAGGAAAAGATAAAGAATCGGAGCTTTAACATGGCAACATTACAGGACATATTATCAGGGAACTTCCCTGCTGCACAAAGATATGCAGAAGGTTATGCCCAAATGCCATCTTACTTGCAAGACCCATATTTAGGATTATCTACTAGCCAAGTAGGGAATGTAACAAAAGGATTACTAAGCAAGACACAGTTTGAGAAAGCTCAAGAAATAGCTTCTAAGAACGCAGAAACGCTATTAGGACTACCTAAAGGCAATACAGCTATGGATAGAGCTAAGGCTATGGGATATAACTTAAATAACCCTGTATATCATGGCACAGGTGCAGATATAAAAGCATTTGACCCATTACTAGCAGATACAAGACGTAAAACAGGAACACCTACAGGCTCTGTAGTAGTAACAAACAATCCAGAAGTAGCAAACACTTATGCTAACCAAAGAAATATGTTACTTAATGATGCTTTTTCAGCTAAACAATTAGATTATTCTGAAGGTGGTAATGTAATTCCAATGTATCTTAGAGAAAATAAAAGTATTACTTTTAATCCAAGACAAACATTTGTAGAAGATAAAGCGTATAAACCATATTGGAATGATTTATATGACCCAAGGTTTCCTGAACAACAAACAACAAATGAATTTGCAGAATTAGCATTAGTAAAAAACAAAGATACAGCAACAATTAAAAACATATTAGATAATGCTACACCATCTACAGCAAAGGGTAATACTACATTTGTGTTTAAACCTGAATTATTAAGGTCACAATTTGCAGCATTTGACCCAGCAAGAGCAAAGGAAAATGATATATTAGCAGCCACTATGGCATTTCCTATTAGTGGACTATTAGAACAACCCAAAGATAAGAAGAAAAAGAAATAACAATAGAGGGCAACCAACCTAAGGGAGTTGCAATATCATGGCAGAACGATTAAGAAAAAGACATCAAGACGAAGTAAGAACTAAAATACAGACAAGTCAGCTAGTAAATGTATTGCAAAATCATGCACTTGGTATAGATGATGAAAAAGAAATTACACCTACACGCATGAAAGCTATAGAGATACTATTACGTAAGTCATTACCTGACCTATCATCTACAGAAATAAGTGGTGTAGATGGTGGAGATATACCCATTGGTGTAGGAATTAGCTTTGTCAAACCAAACGATAGCTGAGTTTCCTGAAAGGTTACAGTTCTTATTTGAGCCACACCGTTACAAAGTAGCATACGGTGGTAGAGGCTCAGGTAAATCATGGTCTATGGCAAGGGCATTGCTTATAAAAGCAGCTAGTGAGCCAACACGTGTCTTATGTGCTCGTGAAATACAAAAGTCTATCAAGCAATCAGTCCACACATTACTTAACGACCAGATACAGTCTTTAGGTCTAGGAGCTTTCTATGAAGTTCTTGAAGCTGAGATTAGAGGTCTTAACGGTAGTACATTTAGCTTTACTGGGTTGGCTACTAATACTGTGGAAAGTATTAAGTCTTTTGAAGGATGTGATATCGTCTGGGTGGAAGAGGCACAAACGGTATCAAAAAAGTCATGGGATATCCTTATACCTACGATACGTAAACCTAATTCGGAAATCTGGGTAAGTTTTAACCCTAACATAGATACAGACGATACATATACTAGGTTCGTGGTTAATCCACCAGAAAACGCTAAGGTTGTTAAAGTAAACTATACTGACAATCCTTGGTTTCCTGAAGTCTTGGAGACGGAACGCCTACACAGTTTAAAGACTAACCCTGACTATGCAAACATCTGGGAAGGTGATTGTAAGGCTGCTGTAGATGGTGCTATATATTCTAACGAGATAAGAGAAGCACAAGAAGGTAACCGTATAACAACTGTACCTTATGACCCTATGATGAAGGTTCATGTAGTTATGGACCTCGGATGGAATGATTCGATGTCAGTTATCCTATGCCAAAAAGGTATATCAGACTTACGCATCATTGGTTATATAGAAGATGACCACAGAACACTAGATAGCTATTCTGCACAACTCAAGAACTTATCCTATAACTGGGGTACAATGTTCTTACCACATGACGGACAGTCTAAAGACTTTAAGCATGGTATATCAGCAGAAGATATTATGAAGAAGTTAGGATGGGATATTCGTATCGTGCCTAAAGCAGACATAGAGTCTGGTATTAAGTTAGCACGTATGAACTTCCACCGTATATACTTTGATAAGTCAGCACAAAGACTTGTTGAATGTTTAAAGAATTATCGCAGAAGTATAAACTCTGCAACCAACGAACCTGGTGCACCATTGCATGATGAGTTCTCTCATGGAGCAGATGCATTCAGATACTTATGTACCTCTATAGAATCTATGAAGAACGAGTCATGGTCTAAAGAGAAGATACAATATAATACTAGGGGTATAGTTTAATGAAGATACAAGATATGGAAATCATTGCACAGATAGAGCAACAGGAATCTATTGCCTATGGTGTAAATGACTCATCATTGTCGGATGACAGAGCACAAGCAATTGAATATTATCTAGGTGAAAAATTCGGTAACGAAGAAGAAGGTCGTTCACAAGTTGTATCTTATGACGTTCAAGACACTATTGAGTCAGCATTACCACAATTACTTAAAGTCTTTGTAGCTGGTGACAAGGTTGTTCAGTTTGACCCTAAAGGTCCTGAAGACCAAGAGGCAGCAGACCAAGAAACAGATTATGTAAACCATGTCGTTATGGAAAAGAACGAAGGGTTTAAAGTATTCTATGTATGGTTTAAAGACGCACTACTCTCTAAGAACGGATATGTAAAGGTTTACTCTGAAGAAGAGGAAGAGGTAGAAGAATACGAGTACAAAGGTCTTACTGATGCACAACTACAAATGTTGGCTTCAGATGAGAAGACAGAAGTATTAGAGCATACTGGTTACCCTGACCCATCTATTAATATGGATGCGTTATATCAACAAGCTATGATGAATGGTGTAGACCCAGCTACTATTATGCAACCTATGTTACATGACGTTAAACTCAAGGTTACAGAAAGCAAGACTGAAATATACATTGATAACGTAGCACCTGAAAACATGATGATATCTGTAGAGGTATCAGGTCCTAATCTACAAGACGCTACTTTCGTTCAGCATAGAGAAGTCATGCAGTTAGCTAGTATTGCTGAAGCGTTTGACAAGCCACTAGAATACATCAAGTCTATCATGTCAGACATTCGTGATACGTTTGAAGAAGAGTCTAACGCACGTGATATCTATGATGAAGAATATGACAGAGCTATTGCTCCAGAAGAAGGTTTAGTTAAAGACACATACATTAAGTTAGATGGTGTAAGACATAGAGTAGTTGTATTAGGTAACACAATCCTATACAAAGAGAAATGCGAGTATGTACCTTTCGCATGTATCACACCTATGATTATGCCACATAGACATATTGGTCGTTCTTATGCTGACTTGACTATGGATATTCAGTTAATTAAGTCTACCCTTATTCGTGGTCAGTTAGATAATATGTATCTAGCTAACAATGGTCGTTATGCTATCTCAGATAGAGTAAACCTAGACGATATGCTTACATCAAGACCAGGTGGTATTGTTCGTGTAGAAGGTGACCCAGGTTCAGGTATTATGCCTTTATCACATCCACCACTACCAGCATCATCATTCGGTATGGTTGAATACATGGACTCTATGAAAGAGAAGAGAACAGGTATTACAGCTTACAATCAAGGCTTAGACTCTAACAGTCTTAACAAGACAGCTACCGGTGTAGCACAGATTATGAATGCGTCTCAACAACGTATTGAGTTAGTAGCTAGAACATTTGCAGAGACAGGTGTTAAAGAGTTATTTAAACTTGTGCATTATCTCGTTAGAACAACACTTACTAAACCAGACATTATTCGTCTACGTAACAAGTGGGTAGAAGTAGACCCTAGAGAATGGAAAGCTCGTAAAGACTTATCTATCTCTGTAGGCTTAGGTGCAGGTAATAAAGACCAACAACTTACACATCTCATGTCTATCTTGAATATGCAAAAAGAAGCTATACAAATAGGTCTTACATCACCAGAGAAGATATACAACGCATTAGCTAAACTTACACAGAACGCAGGCTTTAAGAATCCTGAAGAGTTCTGGGTTAATCCTGCTAATAGACCAGAAGGTCAAGAGCCACCTAAAGAAGACCCTAACGATAAACTTATACAAGGTCAGTTAGCTATTGAGCAACAAAAGGCTCAGTCTGATATGCAATTGTCACAACAAAAAGCACAGGCTCAGTTAGCACAAGAACAAGAACGTAGTAAGAATGACATCATCATTGAACGTGAAAAGATAATGGCACAAGCAGAACTAGAAAGATTTAAAGCACAACTAAGAGCAGAGACAGATTTAGCTATTGCTCAAATCAAAGCTCAGTCAGGAATGATATATGGCGGATAAGTCACTACAAGAAGTTAAGCGTGGCGAACAAGCATCACAGATATTAGATAACCCTATCTACAAAGAAGCTATGGATAAGGTTCGTGAAAGTCTTATTTCTAGTATGGCTAACAGTCCATTAGGTGATGAGAAGACACACAACAAATTAGTAATAGCACTACAGTTATTAAACCAAATAAACAAGCAACTTACTGACGTTATGCAAACAGGTAAGCTCGCAGCTATACAAACGGACAGACCTAAGTTTAAGATATTTGGGTAAGGACAAGCCCACTTAATACTCTAACGAGTATTTTTATTGTCTAATTTCAAGGAAATAAAACTATGAGTGACCAAGTCGCAGAACAGTCACCACACAGTCGGTTAGAGACTATGCTTGGTGATAGTGTTGAATCAGATGTTAAACCACCTGAACTTCAAGACGAAGAAGAACAAACACCACTAGAGGCAGAAGTGCCTGAAGAAGGTACAGAAGAAGAAGCAACAGAAGAATCAGATGACGAAGCTGAGGAAGAAGAACAGTCGCAAGATGAAGTTCCTGCTATCCTTAAACTTAAAGTCAATGGTGAAGATGTTGAAAAACCACTAGACGAAGTAGTAGCATTAGCTCAACAAGGCTTAGACTACACGCAAAAGACACAACAAGTAGCAGAACAACGCAAAGAGCTAGAAGCCTATGCCCAGCAAATACAAATGCAGGAGCAAGCCTTTCAAGAGCAAATGCAACTTAACAATGTCTTAATTGAAGATGTAGCAAAAATCACATCATTAGACCAACAATTAAACCAATATGCAAACGTGAATTGGAATCAATTGTCTGATAATGACTTTGTGGAAGCACAAAAACTTTTCTTTACATACAACCAACTACAGCAAGAACGTAGTCAACTTGTTTCACAGTTTGAAGCCAAAAAGCAACAAGTCGTTCAGAAGCAAACGCAATTGATGTCTGAGAAGATAGCAAAAGGAAAAGAA